GATTACTCTCCAGAGTGCTTTTGAATCCCGCGATGATTCATGGCCTTAACGCCATATGTCTGAAGGATGATGGTTTCCAGGGACAGCTTCTTGAAGTCGCGGTCTGTTCTGGTTACTGGTGATTCCTGACCCTGCAGGAAGGTCACTTCGATCGTGTCCACCTGGCTTGGAGAAGCAAACAGATAGATTGCTGTGGTGCTGTTTGCGTCCAGTAAAGGCTCGATAATCGGCGTCAAACCATTATTGATATTCGCAACGCCGGAGTGATCTGCATTCGGATCAGCGATTGACCGAACAAGCTGCAGGATTTCCTGGCGTTTTGCCGATGGTGCAACGATGTAAACAGGCTGAATAGACAACACATCGTCGCCTTCTTCGCCTTCTGGTGTGTTCTCACCACGCATCTGCATCATCTTTGTGGTCATCGCACTGACAGCAGCCGTATAGTCCGAAATCCCACCAGTTGTGAGATTCGACCGTTTCCGCGCTCCAGTTGCTGCAGAGAACAGAGAAACAGCATCAGACAGGGTTGGATTAGCAGTCACCTGAGACCATGCCACAGCGTTCACGGTTCGTGCTGCTGCCATCCCAAGGGAGAACGGTGCTCGGCTTAAAACGTCCATGTCATCATTGACCAGAGTTTTATAGCTCAGGCTTAATTCGAGCGAACGAGACTCAATACCGTAGGTTTCTTCTGCATCTGCCATGCTCGCTTTTTCTGGGTTTTTGTTATCAACCCAGATTGGCAGGTTAGGCACCGCACCAAGACGCATACGATGAATGGTCTTGAAGTCGGAAACAGAGGAAGCCTGACGCATTGGCCCGCGCCATGTTGCCGGTGCTTCAGTGTATCCCAGCATCATCGACTTGTTGGTTGCGTCCTGTGTCAACTTCGCAAAACTACTCGTCACATGGTAAGCAGCTTCACGTAATCCAGCCTGTTCACCGAACCCGAGAGCAGCAATCGCGATATTATCCCGCGTCATATTGCGAGTATCAACACCGTCGATTTCCAGACTCATACGAGCAAGGTCAAACAGTCCTGCATTCTGATAATTTGCGGCATCTTTTGACCGCAGTTCTTCGGGATACAGGGCATCGATATTCTCTTTCTTGCCGTTGGTATCACGCAATGCACGCATTGTGAGAGCTGTGCCGATTGCCTGACGGCCCCTGTCTGCTGGTTGCTCATCAGCGAACCGAATGAAGCTTCCAGGAACGGATTCCTGCCGTTTTGCTTTGGAATCGATGATCAGCGTGCGTGCTTCTTCAATCGTGTCTACATCGCTGAATTCGCGATTGTATTTCACACCTGCCAGCTCGCACAGAGACTCAACCTCTTTACGGAAAGCCAGCTTTTTCTCTTGTTTCCGTTTGTCCATTTCCTCAAACGCATCAATGATTGCCTGACGCGTCAGAGGTTGGTTTTCTGGAGTCGATTCGTTGCGGGTTTCCTTTTGTTTTTCAGCACCCTTTTCTTCTTCCGAGGCAAAAAGTTTGCTCCGGTTTTCAACCATCCACTCCTGTGCCTGGTCGTCGGTCAGTTTGTCATCCATTCCACGCTCAACACAGAGCTTACGCAGTTCTTCATTCATTTCAAAAACCCTTTCTTTCTGGTTTTTATTAGGCTGTAAGCCCCGTAATTTTGCCTGTTCATCAGCCCCGATCGGAGTAATGGACCCTTCTCGAAGCTTCCATTTCGTTGCAACGTTGACAGGCCCTGTAAATTGCCTGCCGTTGATCGTTGCGGTTGTTCCTTCGTCGATATATGTTTCCGCTAATACCTCAAAGCCTGCTGAAACGTCGGTCACATGGCCTTCCCGAACCTTTGTGAATGACTTGTCTGCTGTCGATGAAAAATGCAGGTTTCCACGGACTCTGTTTTCTTCTACTTTCAGTCCACGGATGCTGCCGATTTGATCTTCTGTTGAACTGCGGTTGTGATTATCTAGCAGTGGAACCTGTCTTGATGTTGGCAGTTGAACGCCTTCCGCAAGTAATATCCGTTCGACATACTCACCACGGCTCCAGTCGTATTCACGAACGGGAGTTTCTGTTGAAATATCAGCCTCGATAGTGCGCGTTTCTTCGTTGAGGGTTGAAGTACGCACGCCGAAATTCCGGAATTCCATTTCTTTCAATTCAGATTCACGCATTTGTAAACGCTTCCTCTGTCGCTGGTTTCTTCGTTTCCTGGCTGTCATCATCATCCTCATCTACTGAAACCGGAGAGGAGTCCACTCCGATGGTTGACATTATCCATTGCTCAGGCAGTCCCTTTCTTCGCGCCGACTCAATGAAGTCCCGCATTTCTGCCATCGTTTCTTCAAGGTCGACACCAGCTGCAGCGGCCTCCCTTTGTGGTGACGATCTGCCACCTGACTTGCGTAATCGTGATGCGTTTTCGTCTTCGGATGGCTTGATTGACTTCGAAACAGGACCTTGCCAGTTGGCTGAAAGGTAGTTCTCTTTTCTCTCTTGAAAGTCCCGAGCAGAAAAACCTTTGACACCATCGAAAAACCCCGATTGAACACCCGCAATAATCACGTTTTCATAGACTGGCTGTGAGAAACTGTTGAAAAACCAGTCCTGCACGCCCTCGATTTCTGGCCATGTGTCGTTGTCTGCAGCTCGCTCAGAGGAGAATGAAGAGTTTTTATAGTCGCCAGTCAGCGTGCTACCCTTAATTCCCGGCACACCTGCTGCCTGTGTGCGCTGCATGTGCTGAATAAAGTTGTTTAAATTGGCGTTTGGTCTCTGTGGGTCGAATGATTCAATCGCCCCTGTCTGCCCCAGATCAAGTAACATTCCCGGCTGCATGTTTGTAACCGCGTTACCGTTCATGTCTGTCAGACCAGTGTTTCCGCCTTGCAAGCCGAATCCAGTTTGCCCGTTTGACCTGCGATATCCGAGAACAACACACGCGGCCTGCAGTGCTGCCTGAATCTCTGTGTCTTCGTATGATCTGGTGTTACGCATCGGAAGCAGGAGAGAGGCAAACCAAGGCACTCCACGTATCTGGTCGACATCTTCCGACGCATAAAGGTGAGTCATCTCTGAAGCAGGAACACGAATCGTAGAACCACGCCTCGCGTTCATTCTGGGGTCTGATGGGTGTGCGTTCAGAATGTGGTAGGCTTCGCGCTGTTCGTCATCGTCGAACTCAATGCCGTAGAATATGCGTTCTGAAATTAAGGTTTCATCAAGTCTGTCGGCATGAATCAGCTGTAATTTCAGCGGAATTGTCAGACCCCGGCTTCGCTGCTCTCTTCGTGTCAGGTAGCGGAATCGCGGGAGAACTTCGCCGCCCAATACAGTTGCACGCAATGCATTTTTGTGGATGTCAACAAGATGCTGACCACCTCTGCCCGGCTTACCTCTGTAATCAAGCTCTTTGTAAACAGCCTTCCATAGCTCAACAGCTCGCCGCCTATACTCTAAGTGAGGATCGCCATTTTTAAGAGTGGTTTGCGGCTGTGGTTTCGGGAACCGGCCAACCACCTTAGATTCCAGCGTCCGAATGATTTTCCGAGCAGCGGTATTATCACGGAATAACTTCCAGCTCTGCTGTCGCAGGCGGTCGACCTGTTCCCTGGGGATCGCATTTTCGTTTAAACCAGCGCCAATCTGGAACGGATTCAAACGGTTATTTCTGCCTGCTTCATACCCCTGCTTTCCGCTTGTGAAAGCTTCGATTTGCTGCATAGTAGCGCGGGCGTACTGTCTCCGCATCGCCCACCCTGGCGCTACCACCGAAATCGCTCTATCGAGTACGTTGCCGATCACGTTATGTCCTGAATCCTTCCAAGGGAGGCCATGTTGCCACTGTTGGTTGATTCATTCAGTTCCTGCATCAGACCTGATTCCATCTCTCGGAGTGTTTTAAGCTCCGCCATGCGTTGCCGACGATCGCCGGTTCCGTACTCCTGAGACGTTAAACAACGATCAATCGCCGCGCGAACGGCTGCTAATCGGTCCGATGCTGATTCTGATGTGTATGCCATAACGCAACTATTACTTATTGGTCCTCCGCTTCGTAGATGGCTTTTGACTATGCGGCAAACGTGTTTCCAAATTCACCTGCTGTGTCTGGATAATGGGTTGTTCTGGCTTGAAATCCTGGCTCCAGGTATGCCCGCAGACATTGCACCTGAAATATTTTCGCAGCAGCGTATTCCCTTTCTTGTAAGAAGAATAACGCTCGCCTTTCCCACCCCACTCTCCATGACAGGTAGGGCATTTCTCGTACTGTTTCAC